AGCGCAGTACCAACAGAACCCAACATCAGAGCAGGGCGCGATTGTCAAGAGGGAATGATGGCAAGTCTGGGAACAGGAAAGACCACCAGTGTGTGAGTTTATTATTCAGTCTTGGGATACGGCCTTTACTAAGAATGAGCGTTCTGACTATTCCGCATGTACAACATGGGGAGTATTTTATAAAGATGAAGATAAGAATGATGCCAATATTATTTTATTGGACGCATTGAAAGAACGGCTTGAGTTTCCAGAACTGAAACAAAGAGCACAAGAGATGTATAAAGAATGGGAGCCAGACGCATTTATTGTTGAGGCCAAGGCTTCAGGTGCACCATTGATATTTGAATTGAGAAGAATGGGCATTCCTGTGCAGGAGTTTACACCAACGCGCGGCAATGACAAGATATCTCGTATTAACTCAGTGTCTGACATATTTGCATCTGGCAGAGTATGGGCACCAAGAAAAAGATGGGCTGATGAAGTGATTGAAGAGATGGCTGCTTTTCCAAACTCAGATCACGATGACTTAGTTGACTCATCAACACAAGCATTAATCCGCTTCCGTAAGGGCGGCTTTATTAAACTGGACTCGGATGAAGAGGATGACATCCCAGGATTTAGATCACCAAGAAAAAAAGGATACTACTAAATGGCAATTGATAAATCGTTGTATGCAGCACCACAAGGTCTTGAAGCTATCTCAGAAAGCCAAGAGCCAATTGAAATTGAAATCGTTGACCCAGAAGAGGTTAACATTGACATGGGTGGAATGGAAATATCATTGTTACCAGAAGATGAAGATGATGATTTTGATGACAACTTAGCTGAGTATATGAGTGAAAGTGAGTTGTTAAAGATCTGTGGTGATCTTATTGGTGACGTAGAAGGCGATATCTCCTCACGTAAAGACTGGATGCAAACGTATGTAGACGGTTTAGAGCTGCTAGGCATGAAGATTGAAGAGAGAACTGAGCCTTGGGAGGGCGCATGTGGCGTTTACCACCCATTGTTATCAGAAGCATTGGTAAAATTCCAAGCTGAAACAGTGATGGAAACCATCCCAGCCTCTGGACCAGTCAAAACTCAGATCATTGGTAAAGAAACACCAGAGAAAATGGCTGCTGCAGAGCGCGTTCAGCAAGACATGAACTACCAAATCATGGACAAAATGCCAGAATTTCGCCCAGAACACGAAAGAATGTGCTGGGGCCTAGGTTTATCTGGCAATGCATTCAAGAAAATCTACTACGATATCCAATTAGGCCGTCAAACTTCCATTTTTGTACCAGCTGAGGACCTAATTGTCCCTTATGGCGCATCAAATCTTCAAACTGCAGAGCGTGTTACCCATGTTATGCGCAAAACAGAGAACGAATTGCGTCATTTACAGGTAGCTGGCTTCTACCGTGACGTAGATTTAGGTGAACCATCCACAGCTTTTGATGATGTTGAGAAGAAAATTGCAGAAAAGATGGGTTTCTCAGCAACATCTGACGATCGCTACAAGATTTTAGAGATTCAAGTCAATTTAGACCTACCTGGCTACGAAGATCCAGATGGTTTAGCCCTACCATATATAGTAACAGTAGAAAAAGGCACACAAACTGTCCTATCTATCAGAAGAAACTGGAGGCCAGAAGATGAAACTAAGCAAAAACGCAATCATTTTGTTCATTATGGCTATGTTCCTGGTTTCGGTTTTTATTGTTTTGGACTTATACATCTTGTTGGCGCATTCGCAAAATCTGGAACTTCTATCATTCGTCAGCTGGTGGATGCTGGCACTCTTAGCAATCTTCCTGGCGGGTTTAAAACTCGTGGACTTAGAGTAAAAGGTGATGACACTCCTATTTCACCAGGCGAATTTAGGGATGTAGACGTTCCGTCTGGCGTCCTTAAAGACAACATCATGCCGTTGCCATACAAAGACCCTAGCCAAGTTTTATACAGCCTTCTAGGCACCATTGTAGAAGAGGGACGTAGGTTTGCATCAGCTGCAGACTTGCAAATCTCAGACATGTCAGCAAACTCACCAGTAGGCACAACACTTGCTATTCTAGAGCGCACACTTAAAGTGATGTCAGCTGTTCAGGCGCGTGTTCACTACTCACTAAAACAAGAGCTTTGTTTATTGCGTGACATCATCCGTGACTACACTCCAGAAGAGTACACATATGAGCCAGAAGAAGGCGGCCGTATGGCAAAGCAGTCAGACTACGACAATGTTGACGTAATCCCTGTATCTGATCCTAACGCTGCCACAATGAGCCAAAAGGTTGTGCAGTATCAAGCTGTATTGCAGTTAGCCCAACAGGCACCACAGTTATATAACATGGCTTTGTTGCACCGTCAGATGTTAGATGTGCTTGGCATCAAAAATGCTAAGAAGTTAATCCCACTTGAGGATGACAAAAAACCAATGGATCCAATTACTGAAAACATGAACATCATGAACATGAAGCCAGTAAAAGCATTCCTGTATCAAGACCATGAAGCACATATTCAAGTACACATGAATGCAATGAAAGATCCTAAGCTCGCACAATTGATGGGTCAAAACCCACAAGCACAAGCAATTGGTGCTGCAGCTATGGCGCATATCAATGAGCATGCGGCCTATGCGTACCGTAGACAGATGGAAGATATGATTGGTATGCCTATCCCTACAGGCGAAGAAGAAGATGGTATTCCAAGAGAGTTTGAAATTCAAATCTCTGCATTGGCGGCTCAAGCTTCTAATCAACTTCTTAACCGTAACCAAACTGAAATTGCAGCACAGCAAGCTCAGCAAGCTGCACAAGATCCTGTTATCCAAATGCAAGCACAAGAACTTCAACTTAAACAAGCAGAGATTGAACGTAAGAAACAAAAAGATCTTATGGACGCAGCTGCAAAAGCAGATCAGCAAGAACTTGAGCAAGAGCGCATTGCTTCTCAAGAACGTATTGCTGGTATACAAGTTGGCGTAAAAGCTGCTAAGAACCAAAAGGATGCTGAATTAGCAGAACTTAAAGTTGGCCTTGAGATAGGTCAACATATGTCAGAATCAAAAACCAACCCTCAAAAAGGAAATATAAATGAATGAACTAGAATACTTATTAAGTGAAATCAAAGACCGCATTGGTGTGCTTCAAAGGGCAGCTGGTGCGGGAAACTGCAGTTCATATGATGAGTATAAGTATACATGCGGACAAATACGAGGTCTTGAGTCTGCATGCTTAATAATTATGGACCTTAATAAAAAACAGGAAGAAAACTTCGATGACTAACATAAATTTAGATCAAGCACTAGATTTATCAAAATTGGCTGAACAAGCTAAGAAAGACGCGCAAGAAGAAGCAGAGATACGAGCAATCGTAGGTGATGCAACCAATGTAGAAAAAGCAGCCCAACTACCAAAACCTTCTGGGTACCATATTCTTTGTGCAATTCCTGAAAAGGAAAAAGAGTATGACAGTGGTCTATATAAGGCTGACGAAACAATTAAGATGGAAGAAACCATGACTACAGTTTTATTTGTAGTTGCTTTAGGCCCAGACTGTTACAGGGATGAAAAACGTTTCCCTAGCGGTCCATGGTGTAAAGAAGGTGATTTTATTTTAGTGCGCCCGCATTCGGGTAGTAGGTTGGTAATTCACGGTCGTGAGTTCCGTTTAATCAATGATGATACTGTCGAGGCTGTAGTTGATGAGCCACGCGGTATTATTCGCAAATAAGGAATCCCCAAAATGGATGAAGCTGAATATAAATTTCCAGATGAAATAGAAGCACCTGCAGACCAAGATCAAGAAATTGAAATTGAAATTGTTGATGATACTCCAGAGGAAGATCGGAAGAACTCAACTCCGATGCCAAAAGAAATTGTTGATGAGCTTGATAATGATGATCTTGAGGCTTACTCAGGCGATGCAAAACAAAAGTTATTACAACTCAAAAAGGTATGGAACGATGAGCGCCGAGCCAAAGAAGCTGCGTTGCGCGAACAAGAAGAAGCCTTCCGTGTAGCACAACAACTTGTTGAAGAAAATAAAAAACTTAAAGGTAGGCTATCTAATGGGGAACAAACTCTTGTAAATACTTACAAAGAGAGTGTAGCCCGTGAACTGGATGACGCTAAACGTGCATACAAAGATGCATATGATTCTGGCGACTCAGAATTATTGGCTGAAGCTCAAGATAAACTTTTTGATGTAAAAATGAAAGCACAGGATCTTGCAAGATATAAACCTGAATTTTCAGAAGAAGCTTTACAAGAGCAAGAAAATAATGTACAAATGCAAAATCAACCAAAATTGGAACCAAAAACCCAAGCCTGGTTGGACAAAAACAGCTGGTACGGCAGTGACGAAGACATGAGTTACCTTGCAATGGGTATTCATCGCCGTCTTGAAAAAGAGGGAGTAGCCCTAGGCTCCGACCACTATTTCAGCGTTATCGACAAAGAGATGCGCAATCGCTTTCCAGAGAAATTTTCAGATACAAAAACATCTGATACAGAGATCAAAACCTCTTCAAAATCTAATGCACCTCGTACTGTGGTTGCACCTGCTACGCGTAGCACATCCCCAAGAAAGATTGCATTAACGCCAACGCAAGTACAGCTTGCTAAGAAACTTAACCTTACTAATGAGCAGTACGCTCGTGAATTAATGAAAATGGAGTCACAAAATGGCTGAAAACAGAACACCCCGTAGTATTGAAACACGCACAATTGAAGAACGTCCAAAGCAATGGCAGCAACCAGAGCTATTGCCAGAACCAGATATGCAAGAAGGTTATTCGTATCGCTGGATTCGTGTTTCAACTTTAAATAGTGCTGACCCACGTAACTTATCTGCAAAACTTAGAGAAGGTTGGGAGGCAGTAAAGAGTGAAGAACAACCACAACTAGCAATGTTAGCTGACCCTCAAAGTCGATTTAAAGATAACATCGAAGTTGGTGGATTATTATTATGTAAGACTCCAAAAGAATTTGTAGAACAACGGAATGCACATTTCGACAATCTATCAAAATCCCAAACAGAGTCTGTAGACAATAACATCATGCGTCAAAGCGATGCCCGTATGCCTATGTTCTCTGAACGTAAGTCTACAACATCATTTGGCAAAGGTAATTAATTTAATTAAGGAGTATTTTTATGGCTTATCCTATAGTATCAGCGCCTTATGGCTTTAAGCCCGTAAATCTTATTGGTGGTCAAGTTTATGCTGGTTCAACGCGTGAATACGCAATTCAGTATAACTATGCAACAGCAATTTATTACGGCGATTTTGTAACAATAACTAATGGTACAGTTACTCGTGCTGCTATTACATCTAGCACATCAGGTAAACAAACTATTGGTGTATTTTTGGGTTGCTACTACACTAGCCCAACAACTAAACAACGTTTGTTTTCACAATACTACCCAGCTAACGTAGCAGCTGGCGACATTACAGCTATTGTTGCTGATGACCCTGATTTAGTTATTAAAGCTGTTATGGTCAATTCAAGTGGCTCTACAGTTGTTGCTTCAGCTTCAACAGCTATTGTTGGTTTAAACGTAGCAGGTTCTAACTTAGCAGGAAGTACCACTTCTGGTAATTCAGCAAACGGTTTAGTAGCCCCTACAGCAACACCATCAACAGGCTTACCATTCCGTATTTTAAGTTTGGTTCCTGATACCGCTACTGAAGTCGCAGCTGTTGGTTCATCATCATCTACAACTATTACGTTAACTGGTAGTGGCTTACCTTCAGCTATCCCACAAGGTGCTGATGTAGGTTATCTTGATAGTAATGGTCAGTTGATTCAAACTGGCGCATTTGTTGCTAACTCAACAGGTTACGCTGCTGGCACAACATCTATTACAATTGACAAAGCTGTTGCGGTTCCTGGTTCTATTACAGCAATCCCAGCTAGCTCAACAATTGTGTTTACATCATACCCAGAAGTTCTTGTAAAGATTAACTTCGGTATTCATAACTACTACGCAGCATAATCTAAGGAGATATATAAATGGCTATTTCACGCGCACAACTATTGAAAGAGCTACTCCCAGGCTTGAACGCATTGTTCGGTTTAGAGTATGCTCGTTATGGTGAAGAACACAATGAAATCTACGATACAGAGACTTCAGAGCGTTCTTTCGAAGAAGAAACAAAATTGTCTGGCTTCTCAGCTGCACCAGTTAAAAACGAAGGCTCTGCCATCGCTTATG